CCATGTAGTTATCCTATATGATAAAGAAGCTCATTATTATGGAGAAGAAAATTGGACAATTTTTAGTCTCAATTTAAAAGAAGGTCATTTTAAACGACAAACTATAATTGAAATTACTCCAAAATTTATAAAAACACGTTTATCATTTAAACCTCATGTGAATTATGAGGATATAATAACTTATAGTTTACAAGGAACAACTATGTATGCTAAATTTGAAGGATATGGTACTGAAATATATCGATTCGAGAAATATAAAATAACTAAAAATTAAATTAAATAAAATGAAAGAAGAAACTAAAAAAATTACAGAAGAAGAACTAACTAATATTTATAATGTACAGAATGCATTAAATCAAGCACTAAGTAATATTGGAATATTAGAAACTGAAAAACATGCGGTATTACACCAAGTGGCAGGATTAAATCAAGATCAAGAAAAATTTAAAAAAGAATTAGAAGATAAGTATGGTTCTATTAATATTGATTTAAAAGATGGGTCTTACACGGTAATAGAAGACGAAGTAGTAGAAGAAAAATAAAATGAATAATGTAATACGTAAGATCAGTATAGGTGCTGATTATAAAAATGACGCCATGCATTATTCTGTAGGACAACAAGTTTACGGAGGGCATGAAATATCTCATATATTATATAATGAAGAAGATAGATCTTACAATATTCATATAAAGAAAAACAATGAGGTATTGCCTTGGAAGAAATTTAATTCTCACATGGCAATATCTATTGAATATGATTTAGAATACTAATGAAAAGTTTATATGATTTTATTATTAAACCTTTAGGAGAAAGATATAATAATAAAAAACAAATTGGAGATACCGAATTAATTTTAAACAATAAAATTGAAACTTGGAAATTTATAAATAAATTTGCAACTGTAGTAGAAGTTCCATTAAATATTAAAACACCTATAAAAGTAGGTGATATAGTAGCCGTTCATCATAATATATTTAGAAGATTTTATGATATAAGAGGAAATGCTAAAAATAGTAGAAGTTATTTTAAAGATAATCTATATTTTGCCTCTTTAGATCAGGTATATCTTTATAAAAGAAAAGATAAATGGATATCATTTGAAGATAGATGTTTTGTAAAACCTATTAAAAATGAAAACTCTCTAACTAAAGATAAAGAAGTTTATTGTATTGGTATACTAAAAATAGGTAACGATCGTTTAGAAGCACTTAAAATCAACCCAGGAGACAAGGTAGGGTTTAAACCCTTAAGAGAATGGGAGTTTTATATTGATGAGGAACGATTATATTGTATGAAATCAAATGATATTATTATAAAGTATGAACACAAAGGAAACGAAGAAGAATATAATCCAAGCTGGGCGTGTAGCAGTTAAAGAGTTAATTAAAGTTGCTAAAGAACCAATTATAGATTTTGGACCTGACATTTCCGCAGATAGATTAAAAAATGCTGCAGCTACTAAAAAATTAGCTATATTTGATGCTTTTGAAATATTAAATAGAATAGAAGAAGAAAAGAATCTATTAGAAGATAAACCTAAAGTAGAAGAAAAAAAAGAAAAATCTTTTAAAGGGTTTGCAGAAGGGAGGTCTAAATAATGTATAAGCAAGAATTATATAAAATTTTACCTGACTATGTTAAGACTAAGGTTCTTAAAAGAAATAATAGGTATAAAAAATGGGAGTATGGTTATAACGAGGAACACGATTTCGTAGTAATCAGTAAATCTGGGGTGATTGGAGATGTGTATGAAATACAAGGTTTAAAGATAGCTCTCCCTAAATTATCTAAAGAAATCCAAAAATTTGAATCAGATAAATGGGAAAGAACACCATTGCCTAAAGTTTTAGGTAAAATCAAAAGTGTATTTGAATGGGATAAATATCCTGAAGATTTCAAAGAAAAATGGTATGATTTTATTGATGAGGAATTTACCAGACGTGAAGAGGGTTTTTGGTTTTATAATCAAGGTACACCTACTTATTTAACTGGAACTCATTATATGTATTTACAATGGTCAAAGATTGATGTTGGGCCACCAGATTTTAGAGAAGCCAATAGATTATTCTTTATATTCTGGGAAGCATGCAAAGCTGATATAAGATGTTACGGAATGTGTTATTTAAAAAATAGACGTTCTGGATTTTCTTTTATGGCTTCAGGAGAAGTTGTTAATCTAGCCACTATATCTAGTGATTCAAGATATGGAATATTATCTAAAACTGGACCAGATGCTAAAACAATGTTTACTGACAAGGTTGTTCCTATATCAGTTAACTATCCATTCTTTTTTAAACCGATTCAAGATGGTATGGATCGACCTAAAACAGAATTAGCATATAGAGTGCCAGCTTCTAAATTTACTAGAAGAAAGATTATAAGTGGTGAAGTATTAGAAGAATTAGAAGGGTTAGATACTACGATAGATTGGAAAAACACAGGTGATAACAGCTATGATGGTGAAAAACTAAAACTGTTAGTACACGATGAAAGTGGTAAATGGGAAAGACCTAATAATATTTTAAATAACTGGAGAGTTACAAAAACTTGTTTACGATTAGGTAGTAGAATTATTGGCAAGTGTATGATGGGGAGTACTTCTAATGCATTAGATAAAGGTGGTGATAATTTTAAAAAACTATATGAAAGCTCAGATGTTACAAAACGAAACGCCAATGGACAGACTCGCTCAGGATTATATAGTTTGTTCATACCTATGGAATGGAACTACGAAGGATACATTAACGCTCATGGGTTACCTGTATTCGAGACACCAAAAACACCCGATGAGGACCCTCATGGGCAAAAAATAAAATTAGGCGTATTAGATTATTGGAAAAATGAAGTTGATGGTTTAAGTGAAGACCAAGATGCTTTAAATGAATTTTATAGACAGTTCCCACGCACAACTAAACATGCTTTTAGGGATGAATCTAAAAACTCTTTATTTAACCTAACTAAAATATATCAACAAATAGATTGGAATGCTGATATTAGACACAGCAGTGTTATAACACAAGGATCTTTTCAATGGGTTGGAGGAATAAAAGATACAGAAGTAATATTTGTTCCAAATAAAAACGGTAGGTTTTTTGTTTCTTGGGTTCCACCTAATAGATTACAAAATAATATAAAAGTAAAATTAGGAAAAAAGTATCCTGCTAATGAAAATTTAGGAGCATTTGGGTGTGACCCTTATGATATATCAGGAACGGTTGATGGACGAGGGTCTAACGGATCTTTACATGGATTAACTAAATTTAGCATGGAAGATGTACCTCCACATCATTTTTTCTTAGAATATATAGCTAGGCCACAAACAGCTGAAACGTTTTTTGAAGATGTATTAATGGCATGCATATTTTATGGAATGCCAATATTATGTGAAAATAATAAACCTAGACTTTTATATCATTTTAAAAGAAGAGGGTATAGAGGTTACGCAATGAATAGGCCAGATAAAATATATAATAAATTATCTGTTACAGAAAGAGAAATTGGTGGTATACCAAATTCAAGTCAAGATATTATACAAGCACATGCTGCTGCAATTGAATCTTATATAGAAGAATATGTAGGATTAAAAGAAGAAGGAAATTATGGAGATGTATATTTTCAACGTACATTAGAAGATTGGAGTAGATTTAATGTGAATAACAGAACAAGGCATGATGCCTCGATTAGTTCGGGATTAGCAATTATGGCATGCAATAAAAATAAGTATAGGCCAGTTCCTAAACTTGTAAAACAAGAATACGATTTAGGAATTAAAAGATACGACAATACAGGAGCACTATCCAAAATTATACAATAAATGAAGATAAACTATAATACTAATAGTCCTTTTCCGAGTCAAGTAGTAAGTGACGCAGAGAAATCAAGCTGGGAATATGGAGAACAGGTAGCCAGAGCTATTGAATACGAATGGTTTAATCAAGGTCGTACTAATGGTAATAGATATTTAACTACATGGAATAACTATAATAGATTAAGATTATATGCTAGAGGAGAACAACCTACGCAAAAATATAAAGATGAATTATCTATTAATGGTGATTTATCATATCTTAATTTAGATTGGAAACCTGTACCTATTATATCTAAATTTGTGGATATACTGACTAATGGAATTTCTGCGAAAGATTATGATATAAATGCATATGCTCAAGATCCAGAGTCTTTAAATAAAAGAACAAGCTATGCTAAAATGTTGGCTGAAGATATGTTTGCTAAAGAAACAATGGGGCAAATTACAGAGATGCTTGGATCTGATTTATCTCGTACTGCTATATCACAAGAAGAATTACCTACCACTAAAGAAGAGCTTGAGCTTCATATGCAATTAAGTTATAAGCAAGCTATAGAAATTGCAGAAGAAGAAGCAATCAATCAAATATTAGATCAAAATAGATTTGATTTAATTAAACGTAGAATGAATTATGATTTAGTTACTTGTGGTATTGCTGCTTGTAAAACTAATTTTAATTTAGCTAACGGAATTACAGTGGA